GCCGCTCGACGCGCAGCTCCAGGCCGTGCTGACGACCGCGCTGGGCGCGGCGGTCGGCGCCCTGGGCACCTACCTGGGCACCGCCGCCCGCATCGTCCACTACCCGCCCGCATCGCAGAAAGGCAGACTGATGACCGAACAGCCGCAGCAGGGCCAGGAGCCCGAGGAGGAAACCGGCTACGAGGCCGAGGAGGCCGAGCACGACCCGGCCGACGACGAGCACCCGGAGCTGGGCGACGGGGGCATGGGCCCGGAGGAGGGCGAGCGCTGATGGCGTGGTGGCCCGAGGCGATCCGCCAGCAGCTGCCGCGCAACTACGGCGGGCCAATCCGCGCCATCGCGGTGACGCTGCACCACCAGGCGGGCAACGGCAACCCCTACTCGATCTACCTCAGCCGGGGCGTGTCGGCCCATTTCTGGATCCCGAAGTCGGGCAAGCCCTACCAGCACGTCGACACCGCGCTCGCGTCCTGGCACGGCGTCGCTCACAACGCCTACGGGCTCGGCGTCGAGACCGAGGGCTGCGGCGCGCCCCCGCACGCCGAGCCGATGACCCAGCACCAGATCGACGTGTTTGCCCGGCTGATGCAATGGGCCAACAAGGTCCACGGCGTTCCGCTTCAGCTGTCCGAGTCCGTCAGCCAGCCCGGGCTGAACTACCACCGATGCCAGGGCGGCCCCGCGACCGGCTGCCCGTGCGACACCCGCAAGAACACCCGCTCGGAGATCCTGCGCCGGGCCCGGGGGCAGGCGCCGACAGCGCCCAAGCCGCCCGCCGAGCCCGCGATCGACCTGATGGAGGACTACATGCAACTGCGCTTCTACAAGCCAGCCGGGGACGCCGCGCCCCGCGCGGCCATCGTCGTCCCCGCGCCCTACCGCGACGGCAAGGCGCGCATCAGCCTCGCCGCTGCGGGCGGCTGCCAGGTCCGCGTCGACCTCGGCACCAAGACCGAATCCCGGGCCCTGGAGGCCGCAGGGCCGCGCGCCGTGGACATCCCGAAGGGCTGCCAGCAGGTGATCGTCCGCGCCGACGCGGCCGAGGAGATCATCGACTATTGCTTCCTGCGGTAGCTGGCCCGGTGGGATGCTGGGCCCCATGACCGCGACAGTCGACGCCTGGCCCCTGGAGGCCACGCTGCGGGCGGTGCGGGGCGACCCGTTCGCCTTCCGCCTGGTGCTGCTCGATGACGACGGCCAGCCCGTCGACGTGTCGCTCTGGATCTGGGCGGCTACCGTCGTCGGCGGCGGCGGCCTGCGCCTCGACTTCGGGTGGGCCGCCGACGAGGGCGGGGTGCGGCTGTGGCTGCGCGGCGACGACACCGCCCGGCTCCCGGTCGGCCCCGCGCTCGACTTCGACGTGGCCTGCCGCCAGCCCGCAGCGGGCGAGGGCGTGATGGTGCTGGCCGGCCAGATGACGGTCAAGGCCCGCGTGACCGATCCGCTGCGCAGCGACCCGGACACGGCGCCCCGCGAGGAAGACCTGGTGCCAGCGTGACCGAGATCGGGAACGGCGAGGCCGTAGCGGTGCGGCTGCCAGCCGGGGCCGCCTCCGCAGCCGTGGGGCCGCCCGTGATGGGGCCGCCCGGGCTGCGCGGCCCGCGCGGCGAGCGCGGCGACCCGGGCGGCACCACGACCATCGTGTTCTCGTTCAGCGAGCGGACCCCGGCCGACCTGCCCGAGGACGGGCTGATCCCGGCCGGGTGGGATGACGTGCGGGTGCCCGAGGCTGAGATCCAGGTCGGCGTCGGCCAGTCGGTGGAGTACCGGCCCGACCGGTTCCTGTGGCTGTTCCTCGGCCCCTCGGCCATCCCGGGCGGCTGGATCGAGACGGGGCAGGTGCGCGGCCCGCCTGGCGACCAGGGCCCGGTAGGCGACACCGGCCCAGCTGGGCCGCCTGGCGAGCGGGGCCTGACCGGGAACACGGGCAGCCCGGGCCCGAAGGGCGACCAGGGCGACACCGGCCCGCAGGGCGCACGCGGCGCGGACGGGGCGCCGGGCACGCCCGGCGCGACCGGGCCGAAGGGCGACCGCGGCGACCCTGGCGACACCGGCCCCGAGGGGCCGCCAGGCCCGCAGGGCGCCCCCGGCGCAGACGGCCAGGACGGCGCGCCCGGCGCAGACGGCGCGGACGGCGACCCCGGCGCGCCCTCGTTCATCGTCATGGACCTGTACACCCGCACGGCTTCCGAGGTGGCCGCGCTCAGCACCGGCCTGATCCCGGCCGGGTTCGACGGCGACATGCGCCCGGCTGCCCCCTACCAGATGAAGATCGGGGAGGCGGTGCTGGCCGGGAAATCGTCCGCGCCGCCCGACCCCTACCTGGGCCAGGCGATCGTCTTTGTGAGCGCTGGCGCGGTCAGCCCGACCCCGTGGATCGCCATGAAGGTGACCGGCCCGGAAGGGGCGCAGGGCGACCAGGGCCCGCAGGGCGCGCAGGGCCCGGTCGGGATCCAGGGCGTCCAGGGGATACCGGGCAACCTGTGGCACTGGTCCCCGATTGACCCGCCGCCCGAGGGCATCGGGGTGCCGGGCGACATGGTGCTGGTCCTGAATCACGGCAACCCGGACATGCCCGGCAACGGCAACGTCTACCGGGTGATCATCGACGGGCGCTACATCCTCGACGGCAACCTGCGGGGCCCGGTCGGGCCGCAGGGCCCGCCCGGTGAGGTGACCTGGGCCGACATCATCCCGATCGTGCAGCGCCTCGACGCGCTCCAGGCCCGGGTGGACCGGCTGGAGAACGTCGCCGCCCGCACGCTGGACAGCGACACGCCAGTGGCCGACGCGCCCGCCGCAACCACGATCTGGAGCATCCCGCTCCAGCCGGGCGACCACATGGGCACGGCCACGCTCACGTTCGAGCTGGACCGGGGCACCGACGTTGCCGCCGCCAACCGGCTGGTGACCGCGTGGGTAGACAGCGTGGGCGAGGTGACGCTCAGCGGCCAGCGCTCCGGGCAGATCGTCGTCCACCAGGCCCTGCCCGCCGGGTCGCTGACCATCGGCCCATTCCGCGCGGTCGTGACCGGGACCGGCAACGTGGTGGCCTACGTCCAGGCTGACCGGGTGCCGCCCGAGACCGGGCCGCTGACCGGCCGCGCGGTCCTCAAGGCCACCACGGTCGTGAGCGACAAGGCGGCTGCTACCGGGCTCGTCGCCCGCTAGGCGTAGCCCATCTCCTCGGGCGTGTACCCGTCCGCCCAGCCCGCCCCGGCATAGATCAGATCGAGGGTCATCCGGGCCATCTCCTCGGGGGTGCCCTCCAGCTCGCCGTCCAGCCAGCCCTCCAGGATCTCGCCCAGGATCCCGGAGATGCCCCGCGCGATCACGGCGGCGGGCAGGCGGGGCTCCCTGCCGAGAGCTTGCACCCGCCTGTGGAAGTCCTCCCCGGCGCGGGCGCGCAGGATGCCCATGAATTGCTTGCGCGTCCGCGCGACGCTCATGCACGCCCGGAACAGGTCGGGCTGCTCTGCCGCCGCGTCGAAGAGCACGTGGAGGGGCTCCGAGCGGAACGCGGCCGGCTCGGGGACCAGCTCGGGGGCGGCACGCGCGACTATCCCGTCCGCGAGCCGCTGGCCGCAGGCGAGCAGCACCGCCTCCTTGTCGGGGAAGTGGGCGTAGAAGGTGCCGCGCGCCACGTCGGCGCGCTCGGCTATGGCCTGGACCTCCACCTGGGCGTAGCCGCGCTCGGCCACCAGCTGAGCGAACGCGTCCTCGATGGCCCTCCTGGTCCGCTCCAGCTTCCGCTGCACGCGGGGGCTGGGGCCGGGCTGCGCTGGCGATCCCATCTGCAGATTGTGGCACGGCGCGCAGCGCTGAACGAGCGTTCAGGACAGTACGGCCCGGTCAAAAATGTCCACCACGACACCACGTCAGTTACTGCACGCGATGTAAAAAAAACAGGGCGGCGCAGCGTATATTACAGGCCATGCAACTACAGGCGGGTAGTAGCGCAAGCGCGATCAGCCGTGACGTGGTGACCCCGGTTTACGAGCAGATCGCCGCCATCCTGAGGGGCCGCATCGAGGCCCGGGCGTACAAGCCCGGGCGCCGCCTGCCCTCAGCCCCCGCGCTGGCCGACGAGTTCGGCGTGGCCGTGCAGACGATCCGCGCGGCGCTGCGGCAGCTGGCCGACGAGCAGCTGGTGCGCTCCGTGGCCCGGCGCGGCACCTACGTCAACGGCGGCCCGTAGGTTGCGCCCCGGCCTGCGGCCCGGCCCGGAGGCGGCATGGCGGATCATCCGCCGCGCCGCCCCCGTGCCCGGCGTGCGCTGGGAGCGGGATGGCCGACCACCCCCCGGAAAGGAATCTCATGGCCAGAACCAAGCAGGAGAGGATGATGCGCGAGCAGATCGGCGCCGCCGTGGTGCGCGCCCGCGCCGGGCAGCTGGAGCAGCCCGAGCTGCTCCAGACCTTCAGCAGCCGCAGCGAGGCCTGGGCCGTAGCGCCTTCCTACGCTGGCGTCGTGCGCTCGCTCGGCGTGCAGCAGCTCGTCGGGATCAACGTCCGCCGCCTGTCCCCGAACGGGCAGGGCCACATCACGTGGGGGGCGGCCGGGATCTACGTCGAGCACCAGTGAGCCCCCGGGGCGGCGGTCCGGGGGCCGCCGCCCCGGGCCCGGCCCGGCTGGCCGACTTGCCACCGGGCTGCACAGATCCCCGCGACTAAGGAGGAACCACCATGAGCATCCCCGACCACGGCTCGCTGGCGAGCTTCTGGGAAGGCTACGACCGGACGCTGCGCCGCGTGCGCAACGAGCGGCCCGCCACGCTGGCCGCGCTGGCCGCGATCCTGAACGACTTCCAGGCCCCCTCCGCGGGCACCGCGTTCTTCGGCAACAATGCCGACGACCAGCTGTCGCTGGCCCTGTCCTCGGCGGGCTGGGAGGTCGGCTTCATCGAGGGCGACTACGTGTGGGAGGCCCTGGCCCCGGGCGGCGGCGAGTGGATTCACTACGTCGAGGGCGACGTGTACCCGGGCCGCTGGCAGGCCCCCGGAGGGTAGACCCCGGGGCGGCGGCTCTCCCCCCTAGCTGCCGTCCCGGGCCAGGCCCCGGGCCAGGGGCCCCACCCCGCCGCGTGCCCCCGGACGCGGTCCCCTGGCCCCCGGGTCGGCAATGTACGCTACTCCGAACGCGGGCAAGCCCGCATTCGAGGTAGCTTACAGCGGCATATAATGGGCTGGGCTGGCGTTATACATACTGAGGCCCCCGCACGGGGGCCCGCCAGCCAAGGAGGAACCACCAATGGCCAGGATTACCGTGACCGTGGAGCTGCCCGAGGGCCTGGCCCTCGACACCAGCGCCTACAAGGCCAGCCACGGCACCCCCGACTACGAGGGCTTCGGCAGCTGGGGCTTCGCCCCCGGCACCGCCGCCGAGCCCGTGGGCTTCGACGGCCGCCCGGAGACGGGCGCCGTGTGGCTCGACAACTGCACGCTGGCCGAGGCCCTGGAGCAGCTGGGCGACCGGCTGCCGCTGGGCGGCCAGTACCACCTGCTCCCATGAGCGCCGCGACCGCTGGCCCTGCCCCCCGCGCGGGGGCGGGGCCGGTCCTGTGCGACATCTACCTGCGGCTGTCGGACGCCCGCTACGAGGAGGCCTTCAGCGGCCGGGAGGACCGGCTGCGGAAGGAGGCCGCGCGGCGCGGCTGGGACGTGGCCCAGGTCGTGACCGAGAACGACCTGCGGGAGGATGGCTCGGTCAAGCCCGCGTCGGCGTGGAAGAAGCGGCGCATCCGCACCCCGGGCGGCCGGGTCCAGCTGCGCGTGATCCGCCCGGTCTTCCGGGCCGAGCTGGACCGGCTGGCCGAGGGCCGCATCCACGCCCTGCTGGCCGAGGATCTGGACCGGGTCGTGCGCGACCCCCGGGACATGGAGGACCTCATCGAGGCGTGCGAGCTGAGCGGCGGCAGCGCCGCGTCGGTCAGCGGCAGCCTCCAGCTGACCGAGGGCGGCACGGCGCACGAGAGGTCGAACGCGCGCACGGCCGTCAACTACGCGGCCAAGGCGAGCGAGGACACCGCGCGCCGGGTCCGCGAGCGCCGGGCGATCCTGGCCGGCCAGTCCTGGGCGGGCGGGCCCCGCCCCTACGGCTTCCAGGTCGAGCGGGGCACCGAGAAGTATCACCGCAACCTGGTCGTGGATGAGGCCGAGGCCGCGGAGCTTCGCCGCGTCTATGCCGACGTGCTCGACCGGGGCATCAGCCTGGCCGCCTGCGCCCGGGATCTGCGGCAGCGGCGGGTGCCCACCGTCAGGGGCGGCCCCTGGTCGGCCGAGATCCTGAGCCACGTGCTGCGCAAGCCCGCGATAGCCGGGCTGGCCGTCAAGGAGGGCGAGCTGGTCCCGGCGCCCTGGCCCGCGATCGTGCCCCGCGAGCGCTGGGAGGCGCTGTGCCGCCTGGCCGATGAGTGGCGCGGGCGGAACGGCAACGAGCCCAAGTGGCTGCTGTCCGGGTTCGCCCGCTGCGGCGTCTGCCAGGCCACGGTCAAGGTCAACGGCCGGGCCAGCTACGGCACCTCCTACCAGTGCCGCGCCGCGCAGCACGTGCGCCGCGCCGCCGCCGCGCTCGATCAGTACGTGTCGCAGACGCTGTGCGCCGTGCTGGACCGCGATGACCGGGGGGAGCTGCTGCGCCCCGCCCCGGCCGACCCGGAGGGCGCGGCGGCGGCCCGGGCGCGGCGGGCCCGCCTGAAGGCGATCGGCCGGGCGCGGCGCGACCTGCTCGACATGCAGCGGCTGGGCGAGATCAGCAGGGCCGAGCTGAGCCCGCAGCTGCGGGCGCTGGCCGAGGAGGCCGCCGTGATCGAGCGGGCGCTGGCCTCCACGGGCGAGGCCGACCCGCTGGCCGAGTTCCGCCCGGCCGCCCGGGGCGGGCGCACGGCCCGCCAGGTGTGGGACAGCCTGGACGTTGCCCGGCGCCGCGCCGTCGCCCAGGTGATGCTCACCGCCGTGACGATCAACCGGGCGCCGGGCAGGGGCGGCGCCCCGGGGGCGCACCCGATCGATGAGGCCGTGGAGCTGGCCGGCAACGGCTGGACGTGGCAGGGCCCCGCCGCCGCGTAGCCCCCGCGCGCCCCGCAGCTGCCCGCTGCGGGGCGCTGCCGGTCCCGGGCCCCAGCGCCCGGGCCGGCCGCCAGCCCGCCCGCAGGCGCCGCGTCCGGGCCGCCCTGCCGCCATTCGCCCGCCGCCCCCGGCGCCATATGGGTGCCATTTGACGGCCAAGAGCGATAATGATCCGAATTCGCCAGTTGGTCCCCGCTATACCCGCCCGGGGGCTCTGCTTTGCCGGGGCCGCCAATCTTAACGGCCGAATGGCGGATCCGGGCTATACCAGCCCGCACCAGGGCGTATCACGCTCAGCTACCGCCCATTGACCAACTGCCAAGGTCGACGCAGAATCCCCTTTCATATACGCCGAGCGGCCGGGGGGCCCGCGCGTAGCCCGGAGACCTTTGAGCTTCTTACGCGGGAGCCGGAATGCTGATCGGATATCGCGCGCGCCCCCAGGCCGTGACCCGGCTGGCGGCGCACCTGGGCATCACCCCCTCGACCGAGGGCATCGCCGCCGCCACGGGCCTGTCCGAGCGGACCATTAGCCGCATCCGCTCGGGCGAGCGCGTCTCGCGGCGCACCGCCGAGGCGCTGACCGCCGAGCTGGGCGGAACCCTCGACCTGTTGTTCAGGGCCGAGCCGGTGGAACGGGAGCGGGTGGCGTGACCCCCGCCGAGCGGGAGGAGCGCCGGGCGGCCCGCCGCGCCGAGCGGGCCGCCGCGCAGGCCGACGCGATCTACGCCGCCGCCCAGCGGGCCGCCGCGCACATACCCCCGCTGGACGACGAGCAGCGGGCCGCGCTGCGCGTGCTGCTGGCCCCGGACAGCGAGTCGTGACCATCCGGCGCCGGGGCTTCGGCACCGGCCACGCCTACTACGCCGATGGTGTGGAGGGCCCGCCGACCCGGCTGGCCGGGATGCAGGGCCTCGTGAAGCTGCGCGGCGTGACCTCGATCCTGGGCATGATGCCGAAGGACCAGCTGAGCCGCTGGTACAGCCGCAGCGCCGCCGACTACATGATCAACCACTGGTCGGAGCTGGCGCAGCTGCCGCTGATGGAGCGGCACAAGCTGGTGGCCGGGGCCGCGAACGAGGACCGCGACGCGGCCGCGCACCGGGGCACCGCCATCCACCGCTTCGCCGAGCAGCTGGTCGCGGGCCGCCCGCTGGGCGAGGTGCCCGAGGAGCTGGCCGGGCACGTGCGCGCCTACGCCGCCTTCCTGCGCCGCTACGACGTGGAGCCGGTCGCGGTGGAGCTGGTCGTGGCCAACCGCGCGGTGGGCTACTGCGGCAGCGCCGACCTGGTGGCGCACGTGCGCGGCCAGGTCTGGCTCCTGGAGCTCAAATCCTCGCGGTCGGGCATCTACCGCGAGTCGGCGCTCCAGGCGTGCGCGTACGAGCACGGCGAGGTCTACGTCAACGTCGGGGAGTGGGACGACGAGCGCCCGCTGAAGGAGCTGGGGATCGACCGCGCCGGGTCGGTCTGGATCCGGTCCGACAGCTGCGACCTGCGGGCGCTGGATACGGGCCCGGACGTGTGGGACTACTTCTGCCGCCTGGCGGCCAACCACGCCGCCGACGACGACACCAGGGCATGGATTGGCGAACTGATCGACTAAGGAGGCACGGGGCTATGACCCTTGCCCTGCCCGACTATGAAGGCAGCCCGGGCCGGATCAACCGCGCCGACGTGGCGGTGCCCGGCAGCGGGCTCATCGAGTGGGCCGCCAAGGCCGACGCCGCCGCCCGGATCGCCCGGGGCCTGGCCGGGACGAGCTTCGTCCCGGAGTCGCTGCGGATCCGCGACGCCACGACCGGGCAGCTGGACCTCGACCTGACCGTGATGCAGGTCACCGCCGCGCTGCTGAAGGGCGAGGAGCTGGCCCTGCCGCCGATGGCCAGCCTGGGCGCGATCGACGTGATCCCCCCGGGCTCGGGCGTGCCCGCGCTGCGCGGCGCCGCCCTGGGCGCGCTGCTGCACCAGCACGGGCACCACTACTGGGTCGTCGAGCAGAACGCCAGCCGCTGCACGCTGCGCGGGCGGCGGCGGGACGCGCTGCCCGACGAGCCCGACGCCGAGGCCAGGTGGGACACCGACCGGGCCCGCAACCTCGTCGGCCCGCAGAAGATGAACGACCCCCGGGGCAACTGGAAGCGGCAGCCCGCGACGATGCTCTACTGGCGGGCGCTGGCCGACCTGACCCGGCAGATCGCCCCCGAGGTGATGCTGGGCCTGCCCATGCTGGCCGAGGAGGCCGGGGACGAGCCCGACGACGAGCCCGGGCAGAACGGGCAGCGCCCCGCCGGCGGCAAGGGCCGCAGCCGGGGGGCGCCCGCCGCCAGGACCCCCGCTGCGGGCCCTACCCCCGTGGCCCCCGGGGGCGGCGGCGAGGGCGCTGCGCAGGGTTCACCCGCACCTGCGATGATCACCGAGCCGCAGCGCCGCAAGCTGTGGGCCGGGATGGGCCGGCTGGGCATCACGGGCCGCGAGCCGTCGCTGCGGATGGTCAGCCAGTGGGTCGGCCGCGACGTGGCCTCCAGCAACGACCTCACCGAGGCCGAAGCGTCGAAGGTGCTGGACGCGATCAAGTCCGCGGAGGACCAGCTGGCCGTGCGCGCCGCCCAGGACCAGGCGGGCGAGGGCGCGCAGGAGCCGGGCCGCCAGGAGCCCGTGCCCGACCCGCCGCCGCCCGACGAGCCCGACGAGGCGCCGTGATGTGGATGACCCAGCGCGGCGGCGTGCAATACGAGGCGGCGGGCCCGGACCAGCTGGAGCGGCGCATCGTGGCCGCCGACCGGCCGGGCCAGCACCTGTGGGTCTGCACCGCCGCCTGGCGCGTCGCGGATCCCGAGAGCACCCGCCGCGTGCTCGACGCCGAGAACCTGCTGACCATACAGGGCCCCGGGTGCTTCAAGTGCGAGCAGCCCTACAGCCGCAGGATCGCGGCCAAGCCCTGCTACGGCTCCATCGCCGCGCCCGACCGCTAGACGTGCGCGCCCCCCGCGCCGCTGATCGGGACGCGCCGTAGCGGCCGGGGGGCCGCACCCCGAGGAGGAACCATGACCGACGTGAAGACCAACGCGATGCTGCCCCGGGGCGAGGGCAACGGCCTCGCGGACATCGCCACCGACCTGATCAAGGAGCCCAAGCGCTACCGGGCCGTCATCGGCATCGTGGACTGCCGCCGCGTCAGCACCGACAGCGACACGGGCGAGCAGACCGCCACCGTGCGGTTCCGCCGCGTCGAGCCGCTGCTGGCCTCCGACCTGCCCGCCGCCGAGCAGCTGATCCGCCGCGCCCTGGAGTCACGCTCGGGGCTGGAGCAGCTGCCCCTGGACCTGGAGGACGAAATCCACCAGGCGTTCGCGGGCCTGGACGTGGAGGAGATGGCCGAGGAGGAGCAGCGCAGCAAGCGCGACGGCGACGAGGGCCAGGCCGAGGGCGACGGCGGCGAGGCCGGGAAGTGAGCGGCGCCAACGCCGCCGACTGGCACCGCTGCCCCGGGCCCCGCTGCGACGCCCCCGTGCCCTACGAGCAGCTCGCCTGCCCGCGCCATTGGGCCCAGGTGCCGCTGCCGATGCGCCGCTCCGTGACCCGGGCCTGGGCGCGCGGCGCCGGGGCGGGCACGCCCGAGCACACCGCGGCGATCGTCGCCGCCGTCCGCAGGATGACCCCGTGAGCCCGCGCCCCGGCTGCTGCGACCAGGCGCCGCACCTGTGCCCGTGCTGCGGCCGGGTCATGTCCCACCGCGAGTGGGCCGAGCTAGGCCACTGTGACGACCTGGGCCCGGGCCCGTGAGCGCCTACAAGCTGCCCCGGGGCCGCTGCCCCTGGTGCGGCAAGACCCGCGCCCTGGATCTGCGGGGCAAGGTGCGCCGCCACCTGGATCCCTCGCGGCCCGAGCCCGGCGCCATATGCCCGGGCTCGGGCCAGCCGCCCACCGCAGGCGCGGCCAGCCGTGGGCCCGCCGCGCTGCGCCGTGTCTCGGGGCCGGGCATGATCCGCCGCCCGCCGCCGCCATGATCCCCGCCTGGCTCATGCGGGCCGTCTCGACCGCGCTGCTGGCCGCAGGCGTACTCGAGCTAGCCATCGCCGTCAACCCGTGGCCCGGCGCCGCGACGATCGCGGCCGGGCTGCTGCTCCAGTGGCGTGCCCGCCTCGCCATCCGCGAGGCCGCCTGGGCCGCCCTCACCCGACCAGAAGAGGAGGACCACCGCCATGCCAGCTGCACCAGCAAGGAAGACCCGGACCTCCCGGACCTCCCGGGGCGCCCGGCTGGCGCCCGCCCCCGACCCTGAGCCGCTGCCCCGGGCGCCCGACCCGATCACGGAGCGCGGCGCCCAGCTGGACGCCGCCTACCGGGTGTTCGACGCCAGCTGCGAGCGCGCCTGGGACGAGTGCAACGCGGAGGTCCGGGCCGCGTGGGACAGGGCCCGCGCGAAGGTCGATGACGCGGGCCGTCACTACGCCGCCCAGGTCGCCACCATCCGGGAGGGGGCCTAGCGTGGCCCGGGTCTACTGCGCCCCCGAGGGCCGGCCGCTGATCATGGCGCACGAGGCCGAGCCCGGCGCCGACCTGGACGCGCCCCTGGGGATGGAGCCGCTGACCGTCTGCGGGCTGCCGATGACCGGGCTGTGGACGGCTGTGGAGAATCTCGATCGCGTGACGCTGTGCCCCGCCTGCGCCCTGGGCGAACAGTCGTTCGAGCCGCTGAGGCTGGGGGGTGTCGCCTGAAGCCGATGGCGTGGCAGCTGGTGGGGTCGGTGCTGACGGACCACCCTGCCCTGCCCGAGCGCCAGTTCCGCGTCCTGCTCTGCCTGGCGCACGCGGCGCCGATCCAGACGCGCCGCGCCGCGCCCGGGCTGGCGGCCATCACGCACCAGGCCAACTGCGCTGAGCGGACGGCCCGCCGCGCCCTGGGGGCCCTCGCGCAGCGGGGGCTGATCAAGCCCGTAGGCGGGCACGGGCCCGGCCACGCCCAGCTGTACGAGCTGATCATCGAGCCCGTGTGGATAAACGGCGGGCACGCCGCCGACCCGAACAGCGGCCACCCAGGTGACCGGAGTACAGCGGCCACCCAGGCGACCGCTGTTGACCCGGACACCGGCCACCATGAGTGGCCGGTGTTCGATGAATCGAACAGCGGCCAGCCCGGGCCCGACAGCGGCCAGCCCGGGCCAGAACAGCGGCCACCCATGAGTGGCCGCGCTACAGATCCCGATAGGACAGATCCGCCCGCGCGCGCGCCCGAGCCCGACGCCGAGCCGGTGTGGCTGCGCGGCCCCCGGCCCAGCCCGCCGCCACGGCGCCGCCCGGCCCCCGCTGCCGCGCCCACGCCGCAGCCCCCGGCCTGGCGCCGCACCGGGCCCGCGCCCGCCGACAGCGTGGCCCTCACGGGCGCGCAGCTGGCCCGCGAGGCGATGGCCGACCGCCCCGGCTACACGTACGAGCCGCCCGCGCTGCCGCGCACCGAAGACGACCGCCGCGCCGTGGCGCGGCAGCAGGCCCGCCAGGCTGCCGCCGCCCGGCGCGATCAGGACGGCCAGCCCGGGCTGGCCGGGACGCCCGGGCCGGGTGCCGCCCTGCCATCAGGGCCTCAGCGGCGCCCGCCCGGGCCCGCCCCAGAAGCCGAACCGTACCCCCCGGAGCCACCCGAGGAGGACCAGTGGTGAACCCTTGCACGCCCCCGCGCCGCAGCGGCAGGATGCCGTCATGGCCACCCGCGCTCGCGCACCCGCCCGGACCCGCCGCACGGCCAGCGCCAGCCGCGCCACCCGCTCAGCCCGGGGCCGCCGCGAGTTCGGCGTCGGCCTCGCCCGCAGCTGGAAGCGAGCGAACTACGCCTACCCCGGGGGCGCCGGGCCCGACCGGGGGAAGCGGCCCAGCTACCCGATCGACCCGCGCCACGTCCGCTCGGCGCTCGCCCGGTCGGCACAGCGCCGCACGGCAGGGACGGCCAGCCACGTCCGGTGGGCCGTGCGCCAGCGGTACGGATCGATCCCGCGCGCCCTGGCCGCCGCCCGCCGCGCCGGGCGGTGACCCCGTGCCGCCCGCCCTGGCCCGCGACGGGCTGCGGTTCCGCCTGTGGATCGACGGGGTGCTGGAGGCCGAGCGCTGGATCGACTGCGCCGCCCCCGACGTGACGGACCAGGTCGACGCCGTCCGGGACGCGCACGCCGCCCTGGCCGCAGCTGCCGACCAGCGGGGGCAGCTGTGGCTGGCCGAGGTCTACAACCCCGAGGAGCCAGAGCGCAACGCCTACCTCCGCTTCGGCACCGACCGCGACGGCATGATGGACCCGCTGCCCCTCCTGAGCCCCTGGCCCAGCTGATGCCCCCTGCCCGAGCCCCCTGGCCCTGCCCCGAGCCCCTGGCCCTGATGCCCTGCCTGGCCCTGGTGCCCTGGCCTGGATGCCCTGCCCTGCCCTGGCCTGCCCTGGCCCCTGCCCTGACCCAGCGGGGCCGGCCGTGCCCGTGAGCCCGCCGCGTGCCTGCCCGCGCGCCCGCTGCCCGCACGTGCAGCCGTGCCCGCTGCACGCGCCGCCGCCGTGGGCCGGGGCCGGGCGCGCGATGCCGCCCGGCTGGGACGCCACGCGGCGCCGCGTGCTGGCCCGCGACCACTGGCTGTGTCGCCTCTCGTTCGTCGGCTGCACCGTTCACGCGACGGAAGTTCACCATTCGGTGCGCGGCGTCGAGGTCGAGGCGACGCTGCTCGCGGCGTGCAGCTGGTGTCACGGCATCGTGACGGCGCAGCAGGCGACAGCCGCGCGGTGGCCCGCAGCCGATCCCGGGCCGCCGCGCGCCGCGCCAGCTGGCCGCGCCGCCGCGACGCGGGGGAGGGAGGGGCCCCCTCCGCGCGCATCGGCCACCAGCGGCTCACTGTCCCCGCGCATCCGCGGGCAGGTTTCGGCCAAAACCCGGGACGATGGGTAGGCACCGCCAGGGGCTGCTGGCCCGGCTGCGGCTCCTCGCCTGGCTGGCCGCAGCTGGCGCCGGGGCCGGGGTGGCCGGGGCCGCCATCATCACCGCGCTGATCGAGGACACCCGCTGGACGCTGCCGTTCGTGACGTTCTGCGCGGGCGCCGTGGCCGGGCTGTGGTTCGACCGGATGGCGCGGGCCCGTGGGTAGGGCCCGCCGCCCCCTGGGCTGGCTGCTGCTGCTCGGCCTCATCGGCCTGGGCGCCGTCGCCGCCGCCGTGATCGTGGCCGATTTCGTGGCCCGGCCGCGTGACATATGGGCGGCTGTCCTGTTCGCGTCCGGGGGCCTGGCGGGCGCCGCCTTCGACCGGGGGCGGCGCCGTGGGTAGGCGCGGCCCGGCGCCCAAGCCGACCCAGCTGCGCCTCCTCCACGGCGACAAGCCCAGCCGCATCAACCTGGCCGAGCCCAGGCCCCGCGACGTGCCCCCCGAGCGCCCCCCGTGGCTCAGCGCCGAGGCTGCGGAGGAGTGGGACCGGGTAGCCCCGGATCTGGCGCGGATGGGCACGGCCAAGGCCATCGACGCGGCCGGGCTCGCCTGCTACTGCGAGGCCGTGGCCCGCTTCCGCGCCGCGAACGACATGCTGGCGCAGAGCCAGGTGCTGATCGTGGACCGGGACAACACGCCCCGGGTCAACCCGGCCGTGCGGGTCGCCCGCGACGCCTCCTACGAGCTGCGGATGTGGGCCCGCGAGTTCGGGCTGACCCCGAGCGCGCGGTCGCCGCTGCGGATCGAGCACAGCGGCAGCGTCGGCGGCGGGCTCCCGGCCGAGCGGCTGCTGTCGTGACGACGCCGAATTATATAAATCGGGTAGATATGAACCGGGCCCGGCCGTGACCGCCCAGGTGCTGCCGCACCGCTACGAGCTAGTCGACACCGGCCAGCTGCGCCCGCACCCCGACAACCCGAACATCGGGGACGTGGCCGGCATCGCGGGCTCGATCGAGGCCGTGGGCTTCTGGGGCGCCGTGCTGGTGCATGAGGGCACCGGGCACATCCTGGCGGGCGAGCACCGCTGGCGGGCGGCGCAGAAGACCGGCCTGCAGAAGCTGCCCGCAATCGTTATCAGCTGCGACGCCGCGACCGCGCGGACGATCATGCTGGGCGACAACGAGTGGGCGCGGCAGGCCCGCTGGGACGAGGACAAGCTGGTCGCGCTCCTCCAGCAGATGGCGCCCAACGGGGGGCTGGCCGGATCCGGGTTCACGTCCGAGCGGCTGGCGCAGCTGCTCGGCCAGCGCGCCGAGCGGCAGCCGCCCCGGCCGCGCCTGGCCGACCGCTTCCTCGTGCCGCCGTTCGACGTGCTGGACGCCCGCCAGGGCTGGTGGCGCGAGCGCAAGCAAGCCTGGCTGGCGCTGGGCATCGAATCCGAGCTCGGGCGGCTGTCGGGGGAGCGGCAGGAGGCGGCGGCGATGCGCGGCGGCACAGCCGGGTGGCTGCGCGCCGACCCGCAGTTCTACGCGAAGAAGGAACACGCCGAGGAAGCGCTGGGCCGCCCCCTCACGTCCGCGGAGTTCGTCGCTGACTGGTACGACAAGCCGACCCAGGGCGTCGGGTCGGGCATCAGCATCTTCGACCCCGTGCTGTGCGAGCTGGCCGTGCGCTGGTTCTGCCCCCCGGGCGGCCAGGTGATCGACCCGATGGCCGGGGGCAGCGTCCGGGGCCTGGTCGCGGCGATGCTGGGCCACCCCTACAGCGGGTGCGACCTGTCGGCCGCCCAGGTCGCCGCCAACGAGCACCAGGCCCTCGACTTCGCCGCGCGGGGGCTGCTGGGCGTGCCCTCGGGGGCGCAGCTGGGCCCGGGCGACACAACCCCGGTGGAAACCCACGGCGGCTACCAGGTCAAGCGCGATGACCTGTTCAGCGTGGGCGGCAGCGCCGGGGGCAAGGCCCGCACGTGCCTGGCGCTGGCGCAGGCGGCCGGGATCCCGGCCGGCCTCGTCACCGCAGGCTCGCGGCAGAGCCCCCAGGTCAACATCGTCGCGGCGGTGGCGCACCAGCTGGGCATCCCCTGCCGCGTCCACGTCCCCTCGGGGCAGCTGACGCCCGAGCTTCTGGCCGCCCGGGCGCACGGCGCCGAGCTTGTCCAGCACCACCCGGGCCGCAACACCGTCATCATCGCCCGGGCCCGCGCGGACGCCGCCGAGCGCGGCTGGCTCGAAATCCCGTTCGGCATGGAGTGCGCCGAGGCCGTGGAGCAGACCGCGCAGCAGGCGGCGCAGCTGCCCCCGGCCCGCCGCATCGTCGTCCCGGTCGGGTCGGGCATGTCGCTGGCGGGCATCCTGGCCGGGCTGGACCGGGCGGGCAACGATACGCCCGTGCTCGGCGTCATCTGCGGCGCCGACCCGAGGGCGCGGCTGCGCCGCTGGGCGCCGGGCTGGCCGAAGCGGGCCCAGCTGGTCGGCGCCGGGCAGGACTACCACGCCCACGCGCCCGAGACGCGGCTGGGCCAGCTCGACCTCGATCCGGTGTACGAGGCGAAGTGCCTGCCGTGGCTGCGCGCCGGGGATCTGCTCTGGGTCGTCGGCCGCCGCGAGACGGCCGTGGCGGGCCCGGCGCTGCCCAGCTGGACGTGCGCGGACGCCCGGGCCTGGGCCGCGCAGCTGCCCGCCGCCAGCGCCGACCTGCTGTTCACGTGCCCGCCCTACTACGACCTGGAGCGCTACAGCGACGACCAGGCCGACCTGTCCGCGATGAGCACCGCGGACTTCAACGCCGCCTGGTCCGACGTGCTGGGGGACTGCGCGGCGGCGCTGCGCCCCGACCGCTTCGCCGTGATCGTGACGGGCGACACGCGGGGCCGGGGCGGCGGGGCCGTGCGCGACCTGCGGGGCGCCACGATCGCGGCCGCCGCCCGCGCCGGGCTCGACTACTGCTCGGGCGCCGTGCTGCTGACGCCGATCGGCTCCGTCGCCTACGCCGCCACCCGCCTGTTCACGGGCACCCGGGGCCTGTCGCGCTGCCATCAGGACGTGCTCGTGTTCTGCAAGGGCGACCGGGGCGCGGCGGCCCGCGCGTGCGGCGACGTGCCAGTCGAACAGCTGCCCGCCCTGGACGGCCAGAATGTCGAAGAACCTCGCTGACCTCGGCATATTCGGGGCGTGACATGCGCTATACAAGGCGTAGGGCCCCCGCACGGGGGGCCCCCGCGAAGGAGGAACCACCCCCATGAGCACCGACGCCATCACCACCGCCGGCCTGAGCCCGGAGGAGGCCGCAGCGGCCAACATCGACATGCTGGCCGACACTGGCCTGATCACCGAGGGCGAGGCCGCCACCGCCGCCGCTGCCCTGGACACCACGGCGCCCGTACGGGCCACGTGGAAGGGCCACGGCAACCCGGTCGGCTTCACCTTCTACGGCCGGGGCGACCGCCCCGCCGAGCAGGGCGTGAAGATCACGAAGGTCGTGACCGACCCCCAGGGGATCACGCTGAAGCGCGGCAACGGCCGGGCCGCCAAGGACGGCAGCTTCGGCGTGGCCACCAAGTTCTGGGC